AAAGCTCTTACTCTGCTTTAGGCTTTTTAGGAGCACGTGGCTTTTTAGCGGCAGGAGCCTTTTTGGCTGCTGGTGCTTTTTTAGCCTTAGCTGGTTTAGCTTCCGTAGCTGGGGCAACGATAGATGCTTCTGTGCCTGCCGGTACAACTACAGGCATAGGTGTTGCTTCAGCTGTTGGCACAACCTCAACTGGTACTTCTGCTACCGGTGCTGGCGGTGGTGTTTTCTTAAAGAAACTTTTGATTAATTTTAACATGGTATATTATCCTCCAGAGTATTTATACTGATAAATATCATTATGTACAACTTTATTCGTTATGTAACCTTAAATGAGGGCAAAAGCCCTAAGACGCTAGTGCAAACTAAGTTGCCTTATGCCAAGGACGATCTTGAGCCTAGCATGAGCGAAGACACTATCAATTACCATTATAAAGAACTGTACGGCGGCTATGTAAAACGTTTCAATAATGGCGAAGGCGATCCTGATTTTAATGAAGCAGGTGCGTTTTTGCATGACATATACTTTACCCAGTTTCAGAAACCCAGTAGATCAAACGATCCCGACGGATCTGCAGGCGAATTTATTACTAAACATTACAAAACCTTTGACAAATTTACAGATGCTTTTGAAAAAGAAGCAATGAAAATACAAGGCAGTGGGTGGGTATATCTAGCTCGCGATGGCAAGATTAAAACAATTAAAAATCACGAAATCAAACAGGATATCGTGCTGTTGGTTGATTGGTGGGAGCATGCATTTGCCCTTGACTACCAGGCCGATAAGAAAGGTTACTTGCGCAATCAATGGAAAATTATCAACTGGAACGTTATTAGTTCTAGAATTGGTCTAGCGTCTTAAGACTGCTTACGGGCATATCCCACACACGTCTTGCTTCCACGCCTTTTTCCTGGGCAAACTTTTTAGCATCACAATCGCCACACACGTGATAGTAGTTGTTGTTTAAGCGTTTGGGATCCATGTTGCCCTTATCACGTTTGAATATACCACCACAACAATCGCATTTAAAAACCAATACTGCTTTCTTACGCATATAAGTGTGGTGCTTGCCACGCTTGCTGGTGCGCACATACTGTGTTTGCTGTGATTCAATAGTTAAGTACATGATTGTATTTACATTAAGGTTATAAAAAGCCTTTGATAAATATCATATCGAGGGCAATCATGATCACAATTTCTGAGTCAGCACAAGCGAAAATCAAGGACCTACTCCTTGAAGAAAACAATCCCAAACTAGCATTACGAACATTTGTCCAAGGCGGAGGCTGTAGCGGTTTTAGCTATGGATTCACGTTTGACGAGGAGATAAATGAGGACGATTTTGAAGTCCCATTAGGCGAATTTAGAGTACTTGTAGACAGCATGAGTATGCAATATTTAACAGGTGCAGAAATAGATTATAAAGAAGACCTACAAGGTAGTTCATTCAGCATAAAGAACCCCAACGCAACTACAACTTGCGGATGCGGTTCTAGCTTTGGAGTTTAAACAATGACACAATTAATAGTAGATATTGGCGTACAAGGTAACGACGGTACAGGCGATAGTATTCGCGAATCATTCAGGAAAGTTAATAATAACTTCAATGAATTGTATGCAATTTTTGGAGCTGGTGGTACCATTAAATTTACCAGTCTAAGCGACGCTCCCAGTGATTACGGCACTAATAAAGTCATTATGTCCAGTGGTACTGGCACTTCACTTACTGCGAGAACATTGGTTGGTGGTTCTGGAGTTACCATAGACACCAGCAACAATAGTTCAGTGACTATTAGTGCCACTGCTAACTTGTTAATCAATCAAACTACTCCTAGTTTAGGTCAAAGTTTAAATGCCAACTTGTTTACTATCGGCCGTTTGAGTGATCCTAGCCCGTTGTTAGTTACCCAATTCAATGCGGCCTACGCTAGTCTTGGAGTACAAACTACCCTAGCCCAACTAGCTGTTACCAAAGGATACGCTGATAGTCATTATGTACAGGCAACAAACGGAGTGGTAACGGGTGCATTTAAACCTAGAAGCCAGCCTGTTACCCCACAGACCAGCGATCCTGATTACGATGCTACATTGACCAGTAACTATGTAAGCACAGAAGCCATGCAACGTAAAGACGTGGTATATCGCGGCGGCGACACCATGTCTGGCGCATTGACCTTGAGCGATCATCCAAGTCCGCTAGCTGGCGCGGGCACACCTAACGGTTCTAGCGACTTACAAGCCGCTACCAAATACTATGTAGATAATAACAGTTATAGCAGTAACGTCAACTTGTTTGTTAGTACAACTAGTGGCGACGATGCTCAAACTAAAACACCAGCTGGTAAGGAAGGTCGTTACTGGCAGTATGCTTATAAAACTGTCGGCGCTGCCGCTTTACAAGCTAGTAATTTAATCGATCTAGCCGGAATAGAGCCGGGCCCTTATAAGCAACGCCTTGCATGGACTAGTACCAGTGGCAATCAAACTCAGGTATTCAGCACGATCCAAAGTATAACTTTGACAGGCGGTAACAGCGCAACTGCTGGATATCAAGATGCTGCCGATTTGTTAGAAGCCAACAAAAGTTTTATTCAGAATGAAACTATTGCATACCTAAACAAAAAATACGTAAACACATTTACTCTAGATACAGTTGCCTATTCAAGTATTATTGGCAGTATCATAGACGGAGTTGGATACGATCTAGTATTTGGTACTACTCATAACAGCGCCAGTGTTGCAGGTACACTGTTTAATACTGCTAATGCTAATATAATTACAAATCAGTTAACGCAATTAATTGACGGTATCAACTACGCTAATAAAATAATCAGCACATATAGTTACAATGTATCTAATACACAAACTTATATCGGCGCAGTTCTGGATGCTATTGGCTATGATTTAGTCTTTGGCGGCAACTATCAAAGTATACAAGTAGCCTTGGCATTTGGTTCATACAATACCGGATTAACTACTGCAGAGATTGTGGCGGCACTAGGAGATATGGTCAATACTATATCTGGGTTGTCTTACATAACAAACTCTAGTACCATCATTGCATCTTTACAAACAATTTTATCAACAATAGATAATATCATAATTACAGGCGTTGTACCGTCTGTAAGTTTTCCAGATCAAAGCAATACTAGTACTGGCAAAAAGAATGCCAAGAATCTGTTACTAAACAACATATCATTTATTCAAGCAGAAATTATTGCATACTTAAAATCTAACTATCCTGATTTAATTTATAGTAGTACTACATGCCAACGAGATGTAAAATATATTGTTTGGAGTTTAATCTACGACTTTATGTATGGCGGTAATAGCCAAAGCGTATATGCAGGATTACAGTACTGGAGAAATAATACTTTACAAATTGCAAGCAATGAAAAAACAGCAACAGTATCGGCAATTAATTATATTAATACATTAGCCCAAGCTGTTATTACTAGCTCTGCTCCTGCAATTACATATCAAACAAGTTTCTTGCAATACACCAATACAACATTGACTGGCGGCGGCACTGTTTCTACAAGTATTAGTACCAATGTTACAACTATTGCCAATATTGTTGCAAGTTCAAGTACTCCAACTCCAAGCATAACATTGCCCACTGTTCCTAGTTCAGGATCATTACACGATGCCAGAGAACAAATAGTTGCTACTCTAGAAAAAAATACACTTAAATCGGCAGCAATTACCTATATCAACACTAATGGATCGTTCTCCATTATCAATAACGATACCATCAATACTACCATAAACAATTTGTTCAGTTTAATTACTGATGTATTGACTAATGGTATAAGCACTAGATCCACTCCAACATACAATAGCCCTGGAACACTGGCTTCAACATACACTCATGCTAGATTGGCAGCCATAGATAACTTGTCATTTTTAGCAGAAGAAACGTATGCATGGGCGTTGACTCAATATCCATCATTTGTTCCAGCTGACGGTGTTGCATATTTTAAACGTCATATGCAATACTTGGTGGAAGCGGCTTGTTATGATATAACTTATGGTGGCAACTTAGCTAGCATTTATGCATCTTCCCAGTATAGAATTAGTGGTGCTAGTGTGTTATCTTCCGTAGAGCTTGCAATACAAGTTGCGGCTATTGGCCGTTTACAAAACATTTTAACCAGTGTAATTAGTGACATTGCAGTAAGCCCTTTATATCAAAATACAGTAACTCAAACAAGAAATGCGTTATATGCCGATGGCAGTGCCGCATCAACAACTGTTAACATTCTGTTCAATAGCATGGTAGCGTATATTGGATCTGATACCAGTATTACTCCTACGGTTCCTTCTCTTACAGGCTACGACAGCACTGCATTGTCAGCACGAAATATTTTAGTGGCCAACAAAACTAGTATTGTAAATGCAACCAATAGTTATTTGTCTGCTACTTACAAAGGCGGATTTAGTTATAACGAAACAACATGTTACCGAGATGTGGGATACATTATCGATGCCATGGCCATTGATATTTTAACCGGTGGTAACTATCAAACAGTTAATGCTGGTAAGAGCTA